CTCCAGTGATCCAAATCTCTATCTTGATGATATAACGATCTTCGAGAAAGAGACAGGGCAAAACGGCATGATCTTTGTCACTGATGATCAACATGGTGAAACTGATTATTGGACTTGGAGCAGCAAAACAACAACAAGCGCACCCGCTGGATATTTGACGATTGCAAGCACAGGCAATTATCCAAGTACCGCATCACATGATCATTTGCATATCAATGATCTAGTTACAAGCCTTGCAAGACTTCGAGGGCGTCCCGATTATGTCTTTGCTCGTCTTGTCATGAGTACAGGCGACGGCACACAAGGCGCTTTTGATGATTATCCCGCATCATGGGCTTTGGGTGTCAAGTTCAATCCTAATCTCTTTAATCTGCAAAATCTTAACGCTTACTACAATTTAGCGTGGGCAACTTCAAGCGGCACACATGAGATCGAATTGCTGATCTCTGAGGCTGGCAATATTTCAAACTTTCTTGATGCTGTTTTAAGTATGGGAATGTGGCCAGTATGGGATCAAAATCAATTGAGTTGGAGAGTGTGCCAAAATCCAAATCAAGCAAACTGGTTCACAGTAAAAGATCATATTACTGATCGGGATATAATTAGCATTGATTCACATCAATTATACAGCCCTACACAATCAACAGTGTACAGCAAAAGTACAATCAAAACATACAACGACACAACAGGATTAGATCAAGATGTTTCATCTAGCGGCAACAGTATTCCCATATTGCCAACCAGCACAGAAATCACGAGGGATTTGCGGCTTGTTTATCGTGTGGATAGTCCGATCCAGCCAACACAAGCAAATGCCGATCTCACCCGAATGCGTCGATGGGATGCAGAGCCTTATGAAGAGTTGAATCTCACAGTGACCGAAAAGCATTGCCTGTTGACGGCTGGCGACATTGTTGAGATTTCGAGTATGTATATTTACGGGCTCAGAGAGGGGCAATCAGGCTTTGGTAGCACGTACAGCAATCGCAGGGCGATGATCTTGGCTGTGCGCTGGAATCCTTCACAGAGCAACGTTAATCTAACTATAGGCGTCATGTCATGAAAATAACACTACAACCAAACGAATACCCGAAGATTTTACAGCGTGTAAAAGATGCGGGCTTTGCTACGTTTGAAAGTAAAGACTTTGACATGAATATAATAGGCGAGCGCAACCCAAACGGCACAGTTAACGCCTTTGACGATTGGATACATGTTTGCTACTTAGAGGGCGGACAATGGCAATGGCACGCTTATAAATGCACAACTGACGCAGGCAAATATTGGCTTGAACATGCCAACACAAGAGGGACGGCGATCCTTGTGCATAATAGACAGTATCGAGGCGCTTACATGATGGGATTGCACAGAGGGCAATATTTAGCACTTGTGCAGCAAGGCAATGAAGTTTGTGTGTGGCGTGATCGTGATGGCGATCTTGATCATGATTGGGGACAAAATACCGAGTGCGGATATTTCGGAATCAATATACACAGAGCAAGCGCAGTCAGTCAGTCAGAAAGAGTCAACAAATATAGTGCAGGCTGTCAAGTCATCGCAGATCCTGAAGAGTATCAAAATTTTTTAGAATTGTGCGGATTGCAGATTCAGCATCTAGGCTATAGCAAATTCACTTACACGCTTTTGTTGGGGGAATAATGGAAAGCGAAGTTATGCAGGTAATCATGAACGGCGGGAGCAATGTTGCTTTTGCTGCGTTTCTATACTGGCAATACATGGAACAGCGTAAACGAGGCGACGCTAGAGAAAAGCGCGCAGAAGAGCGGGAAGACGCACTGCGGGCACGATATGACAAAATAATAGCCGATTTACAGGCTAGAGAAGACAAGATCAGAGAAGACATCGTCAAAGAAATTTCAGACCTTGACAAACGCATGAGCCTACTAGAGCAGAAACTTGAAAGCATTAATCAATTGATAGAACAAATAAAAGCAAAAGTTTTCAACGTCTAGGCAATTCATTTCCATTTATCGAACTGTAAAACGTCTAACAGGCGTATACATTAACACAGGGCTAACAGCCCACAAACACAACACATGAGGATTAAAAACATGGCTGTTCAAATTACGGGAAGACAGATCGCAAATGGTGCGGTTGATGTCAACAAATTAGATTTATCATCAGGAACTTTTGACTTTCAAGAGGCAGTGTTGCTAGTTGCTACACCCTCGGCAGATTCGCACGCAGCGACAAAAGGTTACGTTGACTCTATCAGTCAAGGATTGCACTGGAAAGATAGCGTCAAAGTCGCTACAACCGCAAATATTACTTTAAGCGGAACGCAAACGATCGACGGAGTAGCGATTTCAGCGGATCAGCGTGTACTCGTCAAGAATCAGAGCACAGGATCAGAAAACGGCATTTATTTGTGTAAGTCTGGCGCTTGGGAGCGCTCTGCTGATATGAATGCTGCGGGCGAGTTTTCGGGCGCTGCTGTATTCGTACAAGAAGGAACAGCAAACGGCGATACTGGTTATGTATGTACAAACGACGGTGATGTGACTGTTGGCACTACAGCGATCACTTTTGTACAGTTCACAGGCGCAGGGCAACTCAGCGGCGGCGATGGTATCGACATTACTGGATCAACTATCTCCGTTAATGTTGATGATTCATCAATCGAGATCTCTTCTGATGCTCTGCAAGTAAAAGCAGCAGGTATCACAAACGCAATGCTTGCGGGCTCGATTGCAAATGCTAAGCTTGCTAACAGCACGATCTCAGGCGTATCATTGGGCGCAAATCTTAACTCGTTAAGCGCTGGCAATGGTCTTTCAATGACCAGTTACAACGGATCTGCTGCTGTATCTGATTTGACGATCGAACTTGACGGCGCAACTTTAAGCGTTGGAGCAGGCGGGATCAGTGTTTCTGATGGCGGGATCGGTGCTACTCAACTCGCTGCTGACGCTGTTGTATCTGCAAAGATCGCAGACGGTGCAATTGACAGCGCTGCATATTTGGCTGATTCAGTCGTTACAAATGCCAAATTGGCCGGCTCAATTGAAAATGCAAAACTTGCAAACTCTACGATTTCAGGCGTTGCACTTGGTGCAAATCTCAACTCTTTGAGTGCTGGAAATGGTTTGAGCATGACCACTTACAACGGATCGGCGGCTGTATCTGATTTGACTATTGCCCTTGATGGCGCAACTTTGACCGTCGGAGCAGGCGGAATCAAAGTTTCAGCGGGTGGAATCGGAACCACAGAACTTTCAGCAGATTGTGTAACAAACGCAAAAATTGCAGACGATGCAATTAAAACTGAAAATCTTGATTTCGCAGGATTCTTTGCTTCTTTTGATGCTGATGGATCAACTGCCTCCTTTGATTTGGCTGGTGCTGTTGATCTTGAATTCAAAGAGTTCTTTGTTGTTACTGTCAACGGTCTTGTAATGGAATACAAAGACACTCCAGACGCTCAAGACAACTACAAGATCGATAACAATGGAACGGGCGACGTTGGGCGCATTGTTTTCGGATCCAACTTGGCGAATGGCGACCGTGTAACAATCCGCGGATTCATCAACAACTAATTCCCTTGACACACCTCAACTGCTGAGATCCTCTGTATCACCTGCGGAGGATCTCTTTTTTTATCTGCGTATAGTGTCGATAGTTGCGGGAGATCTGTCTAACTGTCTGACTTTTTATTAAAAAAAGTTTATAAATATGTTGACATATAGAAAAGAATGAATTACTATAAGAATATAGCCAATGAGGTTAGTTCTTTGAAATCGCAGCCCATACCCAAAGAAGCCAAGACCCGCAATGACGGCGGCGAGCAGTTCGGAGGATTGGAAAATTCTATCAATCATTACAACAACGGAAATACAATGACTATCTCAATCGATTACTCTAAAACTCCTGAAATGGTAACTGAAAGACTTCCTGCATGGATTAAGGAATTACAAAATGCCTTTATTAAAGACTATGCAGAGCGTGATATTGCTTGGCTAACTCCAAAGATTTACATTGCTGGAGGACGCAAATATATTAAAATAGCAAAATCAGGGCGAGCAGATACTTCAGTTTATTGCTTTGTACGTGCTGAAGATGGAGCAATCTTAAAGGCGGCAAGTTGGAAAAAGCCAGCGCTTAACTTTAAGAGAGGAACAATTTTTGATTCTAAGACTCCAAACACATACGGACTATAACAAGATAAAAAGGGCGGCTTCGGCTGCCCTTTCTTGTTTTAGGCGCTCTCTGAATATATCACAACGACTTTGCTGCTAGTCTCAGGGGCAAGCGCAAACGTGACACCGCGCCGATCGCCGTCTTCTGTATAGTCATCAGAACCGCCTTGTATCTGTAGCACTCCATTGTAATAGACTTGAATACTATCCTCTACAAACTGGCTCGACGTGCTGAAGTTTATATTTGAGCCGTTCACTTGACTAGATAGATTCTCGATCTTGAGTGTGGTAGATGCTGCGGGATCTGAATGTGTGCCGCCGTTTCTATTAATGATTTGAACAACAGCCATCATCGATCCCCTTGATATGTGATTTCTACGAAGTCAAGATCACAGCTGCCTGTATCCAGTTTCACAAACGCATACAGATCGCCAGCCCGATCAACCTTCACAAAACTATTGAGCGCAAAGATTGCTGATCCATTTGTAGCCGTCGTTATGCCTGTATAGATGTCGCTGACTGTATCTGTAATGAGCATTTGATCGCCCGCCTGATCTCTACATAGACGCATTGTGATTTCCGTTGCTGCGTTGATGTTAGACACTTGTAAAACAATTAATGAAAGATAGCCCTCGAAGTGTTGCGACGGCGGGAACATCTCCATATCAATGTCAATCCTCTTAGCAAGATCAAAACTGGACCCGATCCCAGTGACAGCAGTACGGCTCGTTACTCTGTTAATGCTTTTCATATTCATGATAACAATCCTTTGACGCTAGCGATCACGCCTCTGAGTTTCACATACATAATAAATTTTGGAG